TCAGACACTCTTCCAGTGGAAAATGTTTAAAGCTGGTGTTGAATTTTTACGCATCCCAGAAGTCTTATTTTGGCATCCATTTCATGGAGCAGAACGAGATATCGATCAGGCGCATAAGGATTTGGCAGAATTAGGTGGATTTGATTTACATGAGATGTGGGCACGGTATCACGGTGTTTCACCGTATGCGGGGTTAAGATGAAACCGTATACGCGTTCGTTACACCCAGACGATTATGCTTTTTTACCGCACACGGAACGACTGCGTGAATTTGTATGCAGCATGTCTGTAAGCGGGGTACCTCATCGTGCGTGGCATCAACATCGAGTATGGGAATACGCATCAATCATGCAACAGCTTGATGAGTTAGGCGTTCCAAAAGAGAGTCAACTTGTTGATGTTGGTAGTGGGGCATCATTCTTTCCTCCATACCTAACTACGCTTGGCGGCTATCCAAATGTGACCCTCGTTGATTCGATGCAGTATGGGGATATCACTTCCGATGTCCAAGCCCAGAGAGCTTTCTACGGCGTACAACTACCACTCCTCGATCTGCCGGTTGAAGACATGCAATCAATCCCGTCCGATTGTTTTGACGTGACCATGTGCATATCTACTATCGAGCACGTAGACGTTTCTCGTCACGATGACGCTTTGAAAGAACTACATCGTATTACTAAACCGGGTGGGTTGATTTTCATCACCTCGGACTACTTCCGAGACCTTGAGCAGTTCGAACGCTCGCCGTCTCGGCACTTACAGCAGACACCATATACGAAGTATTTTGTGCTCACCATTCCTACTAAGATCGACGCGACGTTTGTAGGCGAAACGGATCTAGCCTACCAAGGCGATTTCGTCCATGACGCTTACTCATTCGTGAACATCTGTCTTCGAAAGGCAGGCTGATGGAAGTTTGTCGTGCGTGTGGGCATAAATTAAAGTCAGTCTTGGATTTGGGCATGATGTACTTGTCCAACTTTCCGTTGAAAGGGGAGACACCTAAGACGTGCGCCCCATTAGATTTTTGTCAATGCGTATCTTGCAAGCTGGTTCAACTTCGGCATAGTGTTGCACCTGATGAGATGTTCTCTCACTATTGGTATCAAAGTGGCGTAAACGAATCGATGTTGGTTGAGCTTAAAGATGTCGTAGCGAGTGGTGTTGCACGTGTTGGTGGTTTAGGGTTGTCTGACATCGTGATGGATATCGGTGCGAATGACGGTACCTTGCTCGCTCAGTATACGCCGTGCGTGCGTATCGCATATGAACCAGCGACGAATTTGCAAACAGCGTTGGCACAACATTGTGATGTCTTGCGACCGGAATACTTTCCGGGTAATGGGTTTGCGTCACTACAACGAAAAGTGAAAATCATTACCTCGATTGCTTGCTTCTATGCCGTCGAGGAACCACTAACTTTTGTAACGGCTATCGACCGGTTGCTGTCTGATGATGGTGTATGGGTAGTGCAATTTCAAGACTTGCATCAGATGTTACAGGCCACGGCTTTTGATGACATTTGTCACGAACACCTGTTCTACCCCAGTCTCACCGCGATTGAACGGATGCTTACATCTTTTGATCTCGTTCTGTTCGACGCGCAACAACGTGAAATTAACGGCGGCAGCCTGCGTTTATTCATTGGTCGGCGGCATCGAGTCATTGAGCCAAGTGTGTCTGTTTTACGGGAACGTGAGACTGAGTGTGAACGACCTGAAACACTTGATGCGTTTGCATGTCGTGTGTACGATGCGCGTACGCGCATCCGTGAGACAGTAGCTAGCGCCTTCGCTGTTGGTAAAACCGTTGATCTGTATGGTGCGTCCACCAAAGGTAATACATTGCTTCAATTTTGTGACTTAGGCCCAGATGTGATCCGTCAAGCATGGGAGCGGTCAGAGAATAAGTGGGGGCGTCAAACGATTACTGGCATTCCTATTGTGAGCGAGCAGGTTGGACGATCTGACCCGCCTGACATGTTGTTAGTTGTTATCTGGCAGTTCAAAGAGACGATCTTGAAGAGGGAGGCTGACTACATTGCACGCGGAGGGCAGCTTTTGTTTCCATTACCTATTGTGCAACTCGTTTCAAATGAACGGTTGTACGCATGACTTTTGGTAAAATCTCTGTTCTCGTTCCTACGCGCAAGCGCCCAGACCGCTTGCGAAAGATGCTGGAATCGTTTCAGCAGACTAATGACGGCAAGGCAGAACTTGTCTTCCGTGTAGATGAGGACGACCTTGAAACAGGGATCATCGCTGCTAGCGGTCGTCACGTTGTCGTTGTCGGCCCACGCATGAATGGCTATAGCAGTATGTCGGTGTTCATGAATGAAGCATTTGCTGCGGCTCATGGTGACGTGTTGATGTGTGGCAATGACGACATGGTGTTTAAGACCGCTGGTTGGCCTTCTCTCGTGTTGGAAGCTGCAAACCAATTTCCAGATGGGCTGTTTGATATTGGAGTGACGACCTACAACGAAGATCATTATCCTTTTTGGATCGTGTCAAGATTGGTTGCGGATCACCTTGGTTTTGTTCTTGATCCGCGAATCTATTGGGGGGATATTTTTTGGCGTGATGTGATGGGGCAATTTGGCCGATGCGTCAAACTTCCAACAGTTGAAATTGAACATGATTGGGCTGGTCATGTACCAGACACGACGTTTACTGAAGCGAAACAACACGAGATTTGGCAACGCGATCCGACGTATTGGGCTGGTACCCATACCACGGCTGTGAACGAAGTTGCGAGTAGATTAAGAGAACTTCAATGTCAATCAGTTTTATCGTAGCTACAGAATGCCGACCTACGATAGCCGCTACACTTGCGTCCATCGAGTGTTTGCCGGGGGATGAAATTATCGTTGTGAGCGATATGGAAAAACAACTTCACATGCAAGGGTTCGTGAGAGATAACCCTTTTGTGACGTGTATGCACTACCCGGCTGGTAACAATTGGGGCCACGATGAACGAAATTTTGCGATGCCGTTTGCGAAAGGACAATACATCGCCCATCTTGACGACGACGACGTGTATGTGATGAACCATCGCGCGATTATGGAAGAAGCGTTGCTTCAACACCCAAATCGACCGATTATTTTTCGGATGAAGTATAAGAACGGGCAGATCCTTTGGTCGGATAAAACCATACGGTGTGGCAACATCGGGACACCGATGTCATTGCTCCCTAACGACCCTGCACGGTTAGGAAAATTCGGTCCTTTCTATGGGGGTGATTTGCTCTACGTTGAAAGTTTTGCTGGTAACTCAGGCTACTCGGCAGAAGATTTTGTTTGGTCGGAAGAGACAACCGTTTTGATTAGGCCGCACACATGAAAGCGATACACCTCGGAGTACCTGTGTTACGTCGTTATGACTTATTGAGGAAGCTATTGTTGTCGGCTGAGGCCAGCACAGTGCGTCCTGAGCTTGTCATGATCATTGATAACGGTAATCACCTTGACCGGGTAGCCGAAGCAATGGACAGTATGTCTCTTTTGATCGAGGTTCATACTCCTGAAATTCCGTTGGGAGTGGCGGAATCATGGAATTATTTGATCAAGCGGCTTCCTGAAGAACGCATTATCACGAACGATGATATTACGTTTGAACCAGACTCACTTGAAAAAATGGCTGAGACTCCGGGGGATCTCGTGTTTGGTTATGGCTATTCCTGTTACTTGATACGGGATAGCGCCGTCCAAAAAATTGGGCTATTCGATGAAGCTATTTCTCCCGGCTATGCGTACTGGGAAGATATCGATTACGACATGCGGATACGGTTGGCCGTTCGTGAAGGGACAGAATTTGTGCAAGTAAACGCACCGTGTGTTGTGAACCACCTCGGGAGTCAGACGAACGAGTGGGCAACTGCTCAAGAAATTCAAGACCATCATCGGAAGTTTGAAATTGCAAAGACTAATCTTTGGCAAAAATATAAGCACCTCCCGTTTGAGGAACAGCATCCGGCATTACAACCTCACCTTCGGAGGGAAGTTCGATGAGAAAGAAACTTCTGTGGGTTGGTGACGGCCCTGATGTGCCTAGCGGATTTGGGCGAGCTACGCGTGAAATATTGAACGTCGTACAACATGCGTTCGATGTCACCGTGTTGGGTATTAATGCGAATGGAGACGACGCCACAGTACCCTACAAGGTTTACACGTGTTATCCCGGTGGGGATCTATTTGGGGTAGGCAGGTTGATATGGATGTGCGATCTAGTTCAACCTGATGTGATTGTCATTCAACAAGATGGGTGGAATTTCCCAAATTACATTAAACAGCTTTCGTACTTTCCCCAATACGCGAAGGTGCCTGTGATTGCTATCGTCGCCGTGGATGGGCAAAATTTCCAAGGCGAGTGGTTGGCCGGGGTGGCTCATGCGGTGTTCTGGACCGAGTGGGCGCTCAACGAGGCCCGTCAGGGCGGGTATACCGGTCCAGCCAGCATTATCCCCCTTGGCGTGGACGTGGAGGTCTACCGGCCTCAGGACAGGGCACAGGCCCGGTTGCGGCTGCTGCCTTCCCAAGTGGCTGATGCGTTCATTGTCGGGAACGTGAACAGGAACCAGCCGCGTAAGCGATTGGACTTGACAATTCGATATTTTTCTGAATGGGTCATCGACCGTGGGATTGAAGATGCGTATTTATTTCTGCATGTAGCTCCGACCGGCGACACAGGCATCAACGTTAAGCAGTTGGCGAGCCACTACGGGATCATCCATCGGTTGATCTTGATGGAACCCCCAACATGGTACGGCGTTTCTGAGCAAACGCTGGTCGATACGTACAATTGTTTCGACTTGCTTGTGAGTACCACGCAAGGTGAAGGAATGGGATTGCCTGCGTTAGAGGCGATGGCATGTGGCGTTCCGTGTTTGTTACCTGATTGGGCTGCGTATAGTGATTGGGCTAAAGATGCAGCAGTGCTGATTCCGTGTACGTCAACGGCGATTGGTCCGCCGTATGTCAATGTGATTGGCGGTATTCCAGACGGGCAAGAGTTCATTAAAGCTCTTGACGATCATTACATTGATGTGGGAGGTCGAACGCATACGGCTTTGAAAGGATGGGCGCACGTACAAAAATCCCGGTTCAGATGGACAACAATCGGGCAATCGTTTATCCAAGTGGCCACGAATGTTATGGCAACACCAGTTGGTTTGAAATCTGTGTTGAAGGAGTCTGTGGTTTGAAATTCAAACTGAACGGCACGAAACAAATGCGTGCTCGTCTTCAACAAATCGCTAAACAATTCCCTACCAAGGTGATGGGGGCGTTGTACGTTGAGGCCAACATTATTTTGACGGAATCGAAACGTCGGTGCCCCGTGGCTCCTGATGGGGGGATTCTTCGAAGTAGTGGTGTTGTGCATAAGCCTGTTCGAAAAGGATCAGGTTTTTCGATCACTCTGTCTTACGGGGGTGCTGCACAAGCATACGCATTGGCTGTGCATGAACACCTATCGGAGCACTCACCGCCATCATGGATTGTCGCAGAGTTATCGGGCAAGGGCATTAATTGGTCCGTTGACGGGACTGGTCCGAAGTTTCTTGAAGAACCGATTAATGAAGCGTTACCAACAATAGCTGACAACATCGGTCACCGTATTAAGTTTTGAATCATGGCCTTTCTTGATGATATCGCGGCGAAGTTGGTTGCCGATGGAGTCGGTGTTGTTGGGACCACTATTTTTCTGTCTTCGAAGGCCGTAATTCCAGCGGGAGCCGGTCCTTATATTACGTTGATGGAGACTGGTGGTATCGCACCGACACGAGTACAAAATCAACGGCAAGCAGCAACTGTGCGACCGAGTGTGCAAGTGGTGACTCGTGCAACTTCGTATCAAACGGCACGAACGAAAGCAAGGCAGGCTTATGACTCGTTGGACGGATTGTTCAATACGACAGTGAACGGTACGTTCTATTTGAAGATCACGGCTCGGAATGAACCGGGCGATACAGGACTTGACGAGTCTGGGCGTCCACGGGTGACGTTCAATCTCGACGCAGAGAAAAAACCGTAGGTAAAAGGAGCAAACAATGTCTGTTAATCAATTGTCTGGTCACGGCACGATGGTTGCCGTGCAATTAACGCCCGGTGGGGCGTTCACGGATATCGCTGAAATGGGGGATGTCACACCCCCAGAGTTCTCTCGGAATGAGTTCGATGCCACAACTCAAAACGAAGACATCGATGCTTATGTGCTCGGTGTGCTCCGTCGTGGTGCGTTTCAAGTTCCGTTGAATTGGATTCCGGACAACAACACGCACGATCATCTGACGGGCGTCTACAAATTGTTGTTCAACAACACGATTACTGGTTGGCGCGTGCGCTTTCCACAGGTTACCCCGGCTATCGATTGGATTATGAGTGGAGCAGTACAGGCTCTGTCTCCTAAGGCTCCGGTAGACGGCAAGTTAGCGACCGATATGACCATCCGGTTGAGTGGTGTGATGACCATTGGTGGGGTGGTGGTCGGCGCGTAGGAGACGTTCATGGGTTGGATGCAATCAAGCAACCAACCCATGATCGATTAGGGAGAGTGTTATGTCGGAAGAAATGAAGGCACAAGCGCAAATCGAATCGATGGAAGAGATCGATGCTAGTGTTGACGTAGAGTATGCGGTCATTGCTGGGTTTGTGCCCGACAAACCGTTTCGTATTGGTTCGTTGACAGCCGGGGATCTGATTGAATGGTCGGAAGCAAATGAAGGTGAAGCTAAACGAACAGCCGGTCTTCGTTTGATTTGTAAGAGTTTGGTGAACAGCAAAAACGAACGGTTTGCTGTTGACCCAAAGAACATTGCAATCTTCCGTCGTAAGAGCCATAAGGTCACTGAGCGTATTGTCAAGGAAATACTTGAACTGAATGGAATGACCGTTAAAGCCGACGCCGCAGCAAAAAAAGACTGAAGCGTTCATCACGGCGGCGCTTTTTATACCAGTTGGCCGTGATGTCAGGTGAATGGGATGTTGGCAAAATAGAAGAGGGAATGACCGCTAAACGGTTCATGGAATGGGAGCAATATGCTGTTCTTGAACCGTTTAACGAGTTACGGCAGGACTATCGTATCGCGTCTGTCGTACAGATGATTGCGAATGTGAACCGGGGGTCGAAGGAACAGGCTTACAAACTTCAAGATTTTTTGTTGAAGTTTGGAGAGCCAGAGAATAAACCACGAAAACAGACATGGGAAGAACAGTTAACGTTCGCTAAGATCATAGCAATGGCTCACAACAAAGGTGCGGTAGCGCCCTAATGGATATCGGTACACTCACAGGCAGCATAGAACTTGACGATCAGCTTTCACCTGTACTGAAGAATATCAATCAGCAGTTAAAAGCGATGGAAGGTGTTGCTGCAAGTTCGATGGGCATGACTGCTTCCAAGATGAGCCTTGCGGTTGCGGCTGGGAACATGTTGGCCAACGTCCTCACGAATATTGTGACGAGGAGTGTGTCGTTTGCGACCAACATTATTAAAGATTCGATCATGGCGGGAGCGGAGTTAGCCCGGTTGACCAAAGTGTCAATATTTCTTGGCGAAAGGATGGGATATAGCGCCACTGAAATCAACAAGATGTCGAAGGAGATTGAAAAATCTGGTATCACAGGCGTCGAAACCCGCAATGCGATTGTTCAACTTGAAAATGCGAATATCGATCTGAGTAAGGCCGCAAAACTATCAGCAGCCGCTCAGAACATGGCGGTCATCTCCGGTCGTGGATCGACAGAAACGTACGGCATGATGATTCGAGCCATCACCACGATGAATCCACAGATGATTCGAAGTGCCGGGTTTACGTTCACAATGGAAAAAGCGTTGGCGGATTACCGGAGAGAGACCGGAAAAACGACGGATGCGATGGGTATGCGTGCCAAACAGGCGGTCCTTGTGGACGCGATGTTGAAAGAGGCCGCATCCAAAGAAGGATTGTACCAAGAGTCGTTAACGACATCGGCAAAATTGTTAGGTTCGGCTACTCGTGCGTGGGAACAAGTGAGTGAAGAAATAGGCACGGCGTTTCTACCAGTGACCGATGCATTGGCCAAAGCGTGGTATGACCTTGGTACACAAACACGTGATGTGGCGGCAGCATTGAAAGGCGATTTACGAGATGCAATGAAAGTGGTCGCAGAAGGACTCATCATTGCGATTGATAAAACGAAAGATTTCGCTGGTGCGGTTATTGAGGTGGGCACACAAGTTTATACTACATGGAAAGATATTCCTGACGTGTTCAAAAACGTCGGGTTGATGGCCGCAGAAGCGGCAGTAGGTATATGGCTCTTATACGCCGCAACGACGGCAATCGCAGCGACGACCGCATACAAAACGTTGGCCCTGCTGGTCACTGAACTTGGAGTTGTCGTTCAACTCGGTTCGGTTGCCGCACTCAAGGCTACGACACTCGGTATGTCCGTTTCTAAGATGTTGATTCCTTTTGGAGCATGGGTTGAATCTATTGTAGCTGTTGGTACAGCTATTGGGGCGTTTTTGATCACGCCGCTTGGATTACTCACCGCTGCTATCGTCGGCACTCTGGCGGCTATTCGGTATTTCACTGGGTCATGGGATTTTTTATTTGATCCGGTCAAAGCGGTCTGGTCGGCGTTCGATGACATTCGTGTCATTGTGGTTGATCTCGGTGAACGGTTTACAAACTGGGTAGTGGCAGGGGTGACAGAGGAGTGGAATAATTCCTTAAAAGATATCAAACAACAACTCGATCAAATTAAAGAGGTTTGGCAATATCTCGTTGAGCATACTCCGAAGATGCCAACAGCTACGCCGTTATCTGGTCCCGGTGTTGATCAAGGTAAACCCCGTGCAACCCAAAATATTGTGGCTGATGCACTGGAATGGTTGAACAGTTGGCGAAAAGCTGTTGACGAGCGAAATGCATTATTAGACGCTGATGCTCCATCAAAGGCTAATTTAGCGCAGTGGCAACAAGATGATACGGTGATGGGTCCAAAACCAATACTCGGTCCCTCTGAAGATTTGTCCGCAGAGAATACGAGTATGGCAAGTACTCGTGCTGGGATAGCTTGGGCGAATGATCAAGCAGATAGGCAGTCTGTTCTATTAGGGGAGTTGAGTACAAAAGTTACAGCCCTTAGAGAAGCTGTACGTATGTCCGTTATGGACTTAACGGCACAAGCTGATGCGTTGGAACAAACATACAATGCCGGTTTGTTAACAAAAGAAGCATTTGAAGCATTTCTCCCCGGTATTGAAAAACAAATTGAATTAGGGAAGGAATTGAATCCTTTACAACTTCAACAATACGAGAATTATATTTTGATGAACAAGGCTACCCTTGATGCAGGGGTGGAACAACTCAATTTACAGGGGGTGACGAAAAAACTCGTGGATACAATGCGGGCGTTCGGTATGACCGAAGCGCAAATTGTTCTACAATTAAAAACTACTTCAGCCGAGTTAAAAGAACAACAAAAACAAGCAACGCTATTGGAATCAGCCACACGACGTTTACGTGATATGAAAATGGCGTTAATGTCAACCGATAACGAACGAGCTATACAGGCGATTAATGATCGGTTTGAAGAAGAAACACGTGGGATTGATAGAACCAGTAAAGCCTACATAGAGGCCGACAAAGCACGAATCGAATCTACACGTAATGTCGGTGTGAACGTTGTTGCGGTCCAACAAGCCAGTTCCGCACAGTTGATGGAAAACTGGCAGAACGAACAAAAAACTCTTGATGCCATGACGGCTCAAGGGTTGGGATACAACTCGGAAGCATGGCGAAACCAAAAACTTAAGGTCGAAGAAGCAGAAGCCGCCGCGAGGGGTTGGACGAAAGCGGTGACTGAGGGGGCCAAAGACGGTACAGCGGCTATTCAAGAGCAAGTAGAAGCCATCGGGGGATGGCACGATGCGTTGGGTAACGTTGTGCATTCGATGACGAGTGATCGATATAGTCTTGATCAAGTGACAGCGGCGGCGACACAATTGGGTACGACAAAACAAGAGATATACGGGTTGCTCAGCACGATTGGGCAGGGAACGTTACAAGACATCATTAATGCAGGTCTTGCCGCGCAACAAGCTGTGGATCGTATGATCGCTACGACTTCTGCGATGGAAAAAGATGCTCTGCAAAAAATTATCGATAAATATATTGCGATGGGAGGCTCCGCTCCTCGTGCCTCGTTTAGTGCTCAAGCGCAAGCGGAACAACAGGCAGCGGCAACAAACGTAAGTTCGGCTCCGAGTCAGTCTGCGATGGCATCGACGGCTGGCGAGGGTGGTGGGGCTGGTGGTTGGGGTAAGAGCGTTGGGGT